GTCGGCTGCCAGGCGCGGACTGTCGATGCCTGCGTGGTTGCGGCCGAGGGTGACCTCACGTGCGGCGTCCTGCGCGATGCGGGCGAAGGTCTGGGCGCGGCGGACGGCTTCCTGGATACGGCGCATCAGGTCGACGAAGAACGTGGCGGTGATCGGTGTGATCGCGGCCTGGTGGTCGACGGTCCACCGGAACAGGCTGATGTCGCGGTTCGCACGGCGGAGTGCCTGGACGGCGCCGTCGCGGTATGCGGTCGGCAGGTCGGTGGCCGCCCACCGTTCGGCGAAGGCTCGGGCGTCGCGTTCGAACTGGGCGACCTGGCGGTTGAACTCGGCGACGGCGTTCCGGACGCGGGTGGTGGATCCGAGTCCGGGCCGGATCCGTTCCAGGGTGCGCAGCAGCTGGTCCTGGGCGGTGATGAGGCGTCCCCAGTCCCGTGTCAGGCGGGCGGCGGAGAGGGCGATGAGGGCGAGGAGTTCCTCGCGTCCCTCCCGGTCCTGCTGTACCTGGGTGGGGGTGGTCATCGTCGGGGCCGTTCGACGAGGTACATCACGTCGAACCCGTCCCCGCTGCTGCTGCTGTCAGGGTCGTCGGGTGCGGGGGGTTCGCCGGATTCGAGGGCGGTGATCTGCCGTTCGTAGGAGGCGATGTTCGCGGTGTAGTTCACGCTGACGACGGAGCTGACTTGGACTGCGGAGGGCTGGGACCGCAGTGCGGCAAGGCGTTCGCGTACGACCTCGAGCGCGACGGCGCGGGCGGTACCGAGGCGGGTGTAGCGCAGCTCGAGGTCCGGCAGGTCGGTAGTGGTGCCGAGCTGGGAGATGAGCCAGGCGCGTACGGCTGCGTCCACCAGGTCCTCCGGTCGGTGTGGGTGGGGAAGGGGGGTGCGGGTGCGGGCCCGGCCTGGCGCCCCACCAGGGGGTCGGGCCCGCACGCCACTTACTGACCGCTGGTGCCCTCAGCAGCGGTCGTCCGGCCCCGGGCCGGCTTCTTGGCCGCCGTCTTACGGGCGGCCGGCTTGGTGTCCGCGTCGTCGTCGCCCTCAGGCTCCGATTCGGCGGGCTTGGCGTCGGAGACCTTGCCGTCTTCCCACGCTGCGGGGTTCGTGACGAGGGCGGCGAGCCTGGCTTCGGGCTCGCTTCCCTCGTCCAGGCGCACGGTCTGGTGCGTGTCCGGGTCCGTGACGTACACGGTCGCTGCCAGCCGGGCGCCCATCAGAACACCGTCGCCGAGATGTGGATGTCCGGCACGTACAGCACCGGCATCGCGACGGCGGCGCCCTTCGTCCACACCTGGACCGGGTCGTCGGTGTAGCCGTGGGTGACGACGATGCCGGGTGCTTCCTCGCGCTCGATGGCGGGGTTGCCACCGGACGAGAGGACGAGGGACTCGGCGGTGACGCCGTACTGCGTCTCACCCCACGTCTGGGGGTTCGGCGGCAGCATCAGCCACTTGTTGTCCGGGAGCGGCCTGGCCATGGTGCCGTCGTCCTTGGGGATCTGGACGTCGTACACCTCGATGGGCGGGAGGTTGTAGCGGGCGCGGACGGCGTCGACCTCGTTGGGTGCGAGGACACCGGTGGGGGTCTGCGCGGACGGCTGGCCGTAGAACGCACGCCGGTAGGCGTCGTTGGAGGCGAGCAGGGCGCGGGCCTTGTAGGAGGTGACGACGCGGGACGGGAGCGGTGCTCCGGAGGCGCGCAGGACCTCGATCCACGCCATTTCGTTGGCGAGGGCGTCCGCGGTCGGGTCGGTCCACGCGGTGGCGGCGGTCGGCATGTTCGCCGACGGGACACCGGCGTCGTACTCGACGGTCAGCCCGTTCTCCCCGGCGAGGGTGAACTTGCCGTCGGCCAGGAGGTCACCGACCGCGAGCTCGAGGCGGGACTTGATGGACTGCACGTGCGCGGCGACGTCCTGGTAGAGGAGCTCGACCAGTTCGGAGGCGTCGGCGCCGCGGGACGTGTCGAGGAGGATCTGCTCCAGTTCGCCGACCAGGTACTTCTGGCCGAGCGGGGGCAGCATGCCCTCGGTGACGATCCGCTTCGCCTCGCGGGTGGCGACGGCGGTCTGCGCGTCCCACGCCCGGTACTTCGCGGCGTTGACCCGGCGGGACGTGGACTTGATGCGGAACTTCACCGAGTTGATGGTGCGTTCCGGCATGACCGACATCGTCAGCGCGAAGTCCGCGGGTGTCTGCACGGCCCGCGCGAAAGCGTTGATCTCGGTGGCGTCGATACCCCTGAGGAGGTTCTCAAGCATGGTTCAACCCCTCTCAGGCGAATCGGATGAGGTCGGTGCGGCTCGCGGCCACCGGAACGGTCAGCGCGACCGGCAGCTTCGCCGTGTCGACGTCACCGTGGACGAGGAGCGCGCCAGCAACCTTCGTGACGGCCGGGTTGAACGACGTGTCCGTGGCCAGGAGGCCGGCAAGGACCTGGGTGCCGTCGGACGCGCCGGACGCGTAGGGGGCATACAGACCCGAAGCGGTGATCTTGCCGAGCGGCAGGCCCGACTTGAACACGTTGTACGGGTTCGTCGCGGTCGCCGCCGTGTAGTGGGTGGACACCGTGAACTTGGAGACGTCCAGGGTGATCGTGGCGTTCATGCCCGAGCCGTGCAGATTGCGCAGCCACCGCCGGTCGGCGGTCACGGTCTCGGTGGTAGTCATCGGCTGGATGTCCACGCCGATCTCCTCCCGTGGAATGGGGATGGCACTGGGGTGCAGGCGACCAGCTGGTGCGGTGCCGTCCACGGGGGTGGTGCGTGAGGGCGTGGTCCCTCGGTCTGTGGGCCGCCGGGTCAGGCGGCGTCGGTCTTGCGGAAGCCCATCTGTTCGGCGCGCTTGCGGGCGCGCGCGTTGATGTCGTCCTTGGTGGCTGCGGCGCGCGGCGGGCTTCCGGCGGGTGCGCCTCCCGGGGCCGGCGGCAGTACCGCGGCGGCGGCCGGTGTCTGGGTGGCGCCGAAGAGTTCGGGGCGGCGGGCCTTCAGCTTGTCGGCGGCGTCCTGCAGCACCGTGTCGTCGGCGTCGTCCGCAACGCGTAGCAGAGCGGCCGCGTCCTCGAGGTCGTCGCCGGTCGCACCGAGCCCGACGAGGACGGCGCGGCGGTTGGCGGCACGCTCGCGGGCCTCGGCGGCCTTCTCGCGGGCTTCTGCCTTCGCCTCACGGTCGGCAAGGTCGCGCTCGCGCTTCTCCTGCTCGGTCAGCTGGGCTTCCTTCGCCTGTCGGGCGGCGGCGACGAACGCTTCGGTGTCCTCGATGCTGGTGAAACCGAGCTTCTCCGCGAACTCCTTGGCCGCGGACCGCTTGCCCTGGGCCTTCTCCTTCGCGGCGAGCGCCTCGACTTCGGCCTGCGTGAAGACGCGCTGCGCGGGCGGGGCGGGCTTCGGCGCCTGGCCGTCGGTACCGGCCGGGTCGCTGGCGGGAGGAGTTCCGTCGCCACCGTCGTTGTAGAACACCCCGAGACCGGCGATGCCGGTGTACGGGTGCGCCCACGCCGAGTGGATGGCGGGGATGTTGTGGTGCTGCGTGGGGCGACGCATAGACGCAAGTCCTCCCAGACTCGTACCAGGCCCCGCGCCTTGATCCAAGGAAAGCACGGGTTGCATCAGTTGTTCCCCCCGCTCCCCTGCTGCCCCTGCTGTACGAGCCCGTTGGCCTGGTTGTCGGCGGGCACGGCGGGGAGTTGCACGGCGGGCGCCACCGGTTCCGGGGCTTGGCGGCCGAGGAACGCGGCGACTTCATCGGGGTTACCGAGGGCGTCGGCGAGGAGCCGGGCCTGGTCGAAGCTGCGGGCCTGGATCTGCTCGATCTCCTTCTCCGCGTCGTCGATGGGCCACCCGGCCTCGCGGAGCATGCGGATCGCGGTCTCCAGCGAGACGACCTTGGCCGTGTATGCGGTGGTGACCTGCTCGAGGACGGCCGCCTTGTCGGTCGGCGTGTACGGGCCGCGGACCAACTTCGCGGGGAGCGGAGTGATGCCGGCCCAGTCGGGGTGCTGCCCGGCGAGGAACAGGCGCTGCACGAACCGGAGCAGCAGCATGTCCTTGTGGGCGCGGGCCAGACGCATCCCGGAGATGAGGGAGTCCAGCGGGCCCAGCGACAGTTCCAGGGCGTACCCGGACGGCACCTTCGACGGGTCCATCGTGCCCAGGGACACGGCAGGGAGCCGGACGACGTTCGCGGCCCGGTCGGCGAGGTCGTGCCCGTGCTCCCGGAGTTCGCGGAGCGCCGGGGACGTGTCGACGGTGGTGAGCCTGCCGGTGTCCCCAAGGGTGAAGATGGCGCCGGGGCCGACGGAGAACTGCTTCCGCGGGTCGGTGATCCCGGAGATTCCGATCATTGGGAGGCCGGTGGTGGCGGATGCGCGGGCGCCGTCCGTGTCCGTGGAGGCCAGCTCGTCGAACGCCTGCAGGGCCTTGGCGAGGGACGACTGCCCCCAGTGTTCCTCGGCCGGGGGGACGGTGTTCGGGGTGTGGATGACCGGGATGAAGTCGATGTACAGGTCGAGGCGGTCGAGGACCTCCCCCGACCCGTTGGACGAGAACACGGCCCGGTCCATGGGCAGACTGTCGACGTCGACCGCGCCCTTCAGATCACCGAGTTCCCACGTGGCGTCGGTGAGGTAGCAGGTGCGGCGGCTGGGCCGGTCGTTCCACGCGTACTGGCGGGAGATCCCACCCTGGGCGTCGACCTGGTCCCCGGCGCCGACTACCGGCGTGGACGGGGTGTCGTCGGTGGCCTCGGTCATCACGGGGGCGCGGACGGGCCGGCCCTGCTGGTCGACACCGGATGCGGTGGCCGGGCGAATCCAGTCCATCTCGTACGTGATGCGGCGCAGGCGCGCCTTGAGGCCGCGCTTCGGGTCCTCGGGGAGCTCCCAGGCGAGGTGGACGCGTTCGGGGAAGTCGGCACCGTCGCCGTCCTCGCCCAGGATCGGGAAGTAGAAGCCGGGGTCGTACGTCCGCAGCCGGGGCCGCTGCTTGTCCGGGTCCCAGTACAGGAGGTACACCCCGTCACCGAGCCCGACGGCCTTGCGCTCGCACTGGAGCATCCGCATCGGCAGGAGCTCATCGTCGGCCCACTCCCGCAGCAGGTCCTGGACCCGCTCGGCCGCAGCACCGTCGGTCTCGCTGCCGGTGTCGGTCTGCTCGGCGCCGGGCACGGTGATGTGCTGCTCCCGGCCCATGACGTGGGAGACCAGCGTCTCGATGAACATGGACGGGTCGCCGAACTCGCGGCGTTCCCGAGCGGCGGCACCGTCGCGGATCTCGGCGAGTTCGCTGGCCTGGTTGTTGTCGTAGGCGGCGAGCAGCTTGTACGCGGACAGGCGGCGCTCGTCGGAGGCTGGCACCCAGGAGGCGTGCGCTTCGGGGAACGCGCGGCGGTTCGGCATACCGAGGCCGGGGTCGGAGAACAAGGGCTTGTAGTTCAGCCATGACCACGCGTCGATGACCACGCTCTTGAGACCCACGGGGCACACCTCCGCACCAGGCCCCGCGCCATGATCTCAGGGTACGGGCGCGAGGCCTGGGTGTTGCCCCCGGTCAGCGGCGGCCAGCCAGGCGCTGATCGCTGTACGGGGTGCTACCGACGGACGCGGAGGCCGGGTTGGCGAGCTCTGTGAGGGCGTGCACGGCGGCGTCCATACGGTCGGGCGAGTCGAGCCCAGGTACCCAGGTGACCATCTGTGTCTCCAGCGCGGGGAACTCTGCGGTGTGGTGGACGAGCCCGGTTTCGTACAGCTGGGCGATGGGTTCGGCGCGCAGCCGC